AAAAAAATGATCCGTCCGCTCTATTATTTAACTTAGACGATCGTTTAGTGAAGGATATCACTAAAGGTGTAAGTGCTGGAGTAGGAGCAGGAGTACTTACGCAAGTCTTAACTGGACTTGCTCAAAACGGCACATCTATTCCTGACATCACGGTAGAGTTCATTAAATCGACTGATATCGACACTAGCGGAAGCGTTAAGGCAGTACCGGCTTCACCTGAGCAGATTGAGAGCGGATCCGTCCTACCGGGAGAAACTGAAGGGACTTTTCCAAATGAATCTAAATGGATGCTTTCATTCGATCAATACGTGAATGAAAGTAAAAAGAAATCGATCGATCCTATCGCTAAAGGCATGAAAAAAGGTCCTAAAAATAAGTTAGAGGGAGATAAAATGACTAAAGGTAAGGATAAGCTAAAATCTAAATCTAAGACAAAAGAAAAATTTCCAGACTTAAGCGGGGACGGTAAAGTTACTAGAAAAGACATTCTAATGGCTAGGGGAGTAATTAAAAAATAAGTTTGATATGAGAATTAACGAGTGTTCATGTGGGTGTGGAGGGACGTCTGACAACTGTATTAGAGCTAAAGAATCTGATCTAAACTACATGTTTTTTGGAAACCTTGAAACCATGAAAAGAATCATTGACGAACTTGTTCAAATGGATAGAACTCAAATTGATGAAATCCTAAAGAACGGTCACGAATGGGCAGTAGATCACATCGCATCTTCAGCAGACGATATCCAAGAAGTGTATAACTTTTTAAAAAATCAAGTAGCGGTTCCTGTAAATAGAAAAAGAAATCCATTTTTAGAAGAGGGCATGTTTGTCAAGACTTTTGAAAGCTACATAAATGAAGAGTCGAATAGAGACTGGATGGAAGACGACGATGACGTAAATAAAAAAAGAATGGATCCCTTTACTATTCGATTGCATTCAAGCAACAAACGCATGGCATGGAAGTCACTTACTGACGACCAGCGTGCTGATGCTTTGCGTATGTTAGATTTAGATGGAATAGAAGAAGATATCGCAAACGAGTATAGCTCAGCAGACTGGTCAGATATTCCAGACTACATAAAGGATCGCATTGATTTACGAGGAATGGATCAAGCTGATCGATCTGATGATAGAACACTGAGAGTAGGTGATGTTGTTAAATATGGCGGAGAAGAATATCGAATTGAACGATTAGGCGAGCCAAATTCAGCAGGTCAAGTATTTCACCTCGGAAGATCAATGTCAAATAATTACACAGCAGCATCAATTCCACAAAGAGGAACTTGGGAAAAAATTTAATTGTGACTAACAGTACTTGCTACGCTACCCATTAGAACAGCGTCCCAGAGCGAGTCTTTTAATACACCCGCTATGGTTAATGGATTGTGAAACACGGTCGCCCACACTTAGCGGGTTTTTTATATCAAATTTACATTAAATCGAACTTATTACCTAATTTTCGCTCAAGCTCTTCAAGAGTATACTTTTTTGCAGCTAAGTTCAATAGGGTCATTTTTTCTTCTATAACGTAGGAACCTTCAAGTCCAGAATTAGACTTTTGTTCTTTAGCAGGTTCACTAATCTCTTCGAGGATCTCAGCTATTTCGGAATCTGATGCATGACAATTAATGTATTCCATGACATCTTCAAATTCGATCTCAACATCGACATCAGTTTCTACTATTTTATACATTCGGCCCATTTGGTTTGCTTTTAAAGATTGCGGTTAATTTATCTAAGTTTGACGACACACTGCAGGCAGTCTGCGTAAATTTTATTCGATAAGAATGAAACTCTTTTATTCTAGGAACCTTTATTCTCATGCGATCAAAGACTTCTCTAAAACTGTGAATGTTAGACTTTACATGTTGCCAGAAAGTTCGTTCATTCATTGGAGAACTAAACGTCCACGTAGCATCAAAATACATTCCCAATTCAATGCTCGAGCCGGTCTCAAGATCATCGATTGATACTTTTACTGCATGGCGATCAGTGAACTTGTAATTTAGGACTCTTTTAAAACAAAGAAGTCGGTTTTCAGGCAGCTCAATTGAATCTTCATAATAGACTCCAATTAACTTTTCCATTTCTTCTGTCATATTCTAGATTTATTTAGTTACTTTTCCAATAGATTTCGTCGTTCACCCTTATCTCAATAATATTTGGATCTTTTTTTAGGGTGGCACAGTATCTCTCTACATTTTTTACCTTATCGTAAACTAACAAGCGACCGTCTTTTGACAAGGTTGTGACCTCAGATCCTCCTGGGATAAGACTTAGGTCATTTTTACGAAAATCATCTTTTACTTTAATTGGCATAAAACAAATTATTTTTAGAATCATTCATCTAAACTTCAAGTGAGCATAAGATAAATAACTAAAATAATTATACACAATGCCGGGTAGAGTTTTAAATTTTAATGAATTTTCTGACAAATATTCTAGCGGAAGTAACGAACCTTCTAATATCGATGACATAAAAAACGCATCTTCTAACTTTGAAGAAGGGTTTGATGATGATACTTATGATCAGCCTCAAATAGGACCAAACAGACCTGTTTCTGGAAACTATGAGACTACTCCTGCTTCTCCTGGAGAAGAGGGTTCACCTGCATTTTCATCACAAAACACCCAAGAAATGAATGCCCCTGAAGAGATGGAGTCAGATGAACCTGAGAATGAAGAATCTGAAGAGGAAGAATCTGAAGAAGAGGAGACTGATGAAGTAGAAGAAGGAAATCCAGAAGCTGGTGCAAATCCAAAAAAGAAGGTAGAAGAAGGTTTTACTCTAGTAAAAGGATTTTCACAATTCGTTAATGAAAATCATGAAGATTATTCTTCACAGAAAGATAATGATCTTTCTTTACAAGCAGAGGAAGCAGTTGATTCACTAACGTATAGAGAAAAGAAAATCCTTTCAGAATATTTAGAATCAAACCCCGAAGAATTCAACGAGTTGGTTAAGGATGAAATTGAAGATCTTGAGACTGGCTCAAATCCTAGAGAAAGAGACTATGAATCTTTGGGAATGGACGAAAATGAATTCAAAGTTCGAAAAATAATTCATAAGATACTTGGAGGAATTACAATTGGTGCAGGATTAAGTATTATTCCAGCAGCAATGTTTATTAGCGGAGGAGTTGCGGCAGCATTAGGAGTAGCTTCACTCTTAGGTGCAACGACCAAAGATGCAGCTTTTTGGAAAAGAGGAGGACACCATTATAAAGCACAAGATCAAGCTGAATATGAGGATTTTGGATCTAATCCTTGGGAAGATGATGAGTATTTTGAAGATTATGATCACGATCATGATGAAGATGATGATACGTGTCATATGTGTGGAGAAGTTCCGATATCAAATGAATACGGTTATTCTTGCGGATGCAACATGTAAAAATCTCTTTAAATTTATCTAGCCATGGAATCATTTACTGCAATAACAATAGCTTTCATAACTGGTGTACTGGGCCCAGTCTTAATATTACTGATCAAAAACCGATTAGACCGAAATAAACCTGACATGTTGACAGAGGCTCTTAAGACCGGTGAACTTGTAATGGCTAGGCTCGATCATATCAGAGAAGAGTTCAAAGCGGATCGTGTTTGGGTGACCCAATTTCACAACGGCGGTCATTTTTACCCTACCGGTAAATCAATTGCAAAGTTTAGCGTCATCTATGAGACTGTTTCACCAAATACTTCTTCAATTCAAAGCAATTTTCAAAATATTCCGGTAAATCTCTTTACTAAATCGATGAATCAGTTATTGAGCGCAGATACTATTGAGATACCTGATTACAAGGACGATGCTGTAGCGACATACGGTTTAAAGTACGTTGCAGAAGAATCTAATTGTAAATCTGGATATCTTTTCTCGATAAAAACCATCGATGATAAATTCATAGGTGTCCTAGGCTTAGATTATACTAAAAGAAAGACACGACTTGATGTTGAATCAATCAATCATCTTGCAGTGCATGCTTCATCTTTGGGTGGAGCCTTAATGAGTCACTAATGCTATGAGAATAGTTGAAAACTTTAAAGAATTTTTAGACTTGGCGAGAATCAATCAGGGTCCAGACGGATGGTCGATATATGGATCGAATCCTAAAAGGAAGAAAAAGGCTAAACTAAGTCGTCGTCATCTTCCGCATCGCCTAGGTCGTATTGGTCTTGAAACGAAAGACGAGGATTTATCGGAGAATAATCCCAGTTGAGTAGAACGTCGTCTAGCTCCTCATCCACATTAATCAACATCTGGTAATAAGAAGGTTTATCTGATCCTTTTTCAAGAATTAAATTTTCACGAATCTGATCAAGTTTTTTACGTATGGAATCATGGAGCTCCTTTTTTAGAGCAGATGATGCTCCAGCTATTTCTTTTTCATTCATGTTTTATTATATCTCAAAACGGTACTTAGGTTTCAGGATAAATAATACTATAAAATAACACTCAATTATGATAACTTCAATTAAAAGACTTTATGAGGCAGATGATATTCAACAGATGCCGATGAATGGTGCGGATCAGATGCAGCCTCAGATGCAGGACATGGCACCTCCTGCACCAGTTCAATCTCCAGCTCAACTTATGCCTGATTTTGGATTTGATGATGAGACTCCAGGAGAAATGGATCAGGAAGCAAAGGGATTGCCTCAACCTGATGTGATGAATTTAACTGTACAGGAATTATTGGATCGTTGTGATAAGATCAACCCTTTAATTTGCATGGGACTAAAACAATTCATCGATAGCAATCAGGAAGAACTTATTAACCAGACTACTGGAGAAGAAGATCATGAAGATAAAACTTCTAAAAAGGACGACATTACAATGGACGATACTGATCTTAATTTTTCAAAACAAATGGAACCGCAATCTCCCGCATTCTCACTAGACCAACCGTCTGACGAATTGAACTTTCCAGAAGAATAACATGAGACTTAAGAGATTAGTTGAAGGCTTTGGAGCGATCTCAATGGAGACAGATTCGGTCAATAGAATATTAGAGCCGGATACCAGCAGAGCAAGCGCCATGATGTTTTATTCGGGTGCGTCTGGGACCATTCCATCCCATTGGAATAATTCTCCGTTTCTAAGCGGAGGTAGGTTAACCAGCGCATTTGGATCTAACCCTAGGATGAAGAAAAAACTAAGAGTCTTATCTTATCAGGAGTTTATCGACACCTCTAAAGGATTTACAAATAAATAATAAAAAAGAAAGGCCGTAATGTCGTACATAAAAAGTTTTAAGAGCTTTCAAAATGCTGAAAAGAAAGCAAACAAAGAAGTGGAAGCTGGAGCAAACCCTCAAATGATTGAAGAGGATGACTCTGCTCTTCTTACGGATCCGGCTTTAATACAAATTAGAGACCAAAAGAGAAATCTTGAAAAACAATTAGAGCAGATAAAACAGCAGGAGGACACCAAGATTAAAGAGCTTACAGCAAAGGCAGCAGCGGCTACTCAGGCTGCAAAAAATGCGGCAGCTAATCAGACTCAGACTAAACCTGCCGCTCCTGCACCAACTAATACATAATGGAAAGAAAGATACAAACATATCACCAGTTTATTACAGAATCGACCAAGGAAGTCGTTTATCCAACTAACTTTAAGGGAATGGTTCAAGGAGCACTAGGCGGACTGTATACTTCAATCATGTCGATCGCTAGGGAACTGGCTAATGAAAAAGCGGCAAGGAACCCAAGTCGATACAACGGTTATGTACAGGAAGTAGATATTACTAGAGCAATGAACATGATCTTTCATAGCGATTGGAAAAAGAAAATGAAGGCTCAAGCACTAGACCAGGTGATGAAGAACTCGATGGAAAGAGCTGGAAAACAGGATGATGTTATTGCTCGAAAAAATCAAAGAGCTCTAGGTAGATCCATGGGAGACAAAGACTTTAACATAGACATTGATAAATCAAGCGTTAGATTTAGTGATGAGAGAGGAAACGGAACTGGTAAAAATCAATAATTAAATGACCGAACAACAATTACTTCAGGACATAAATGATGAGATAACTTTCTCAGGAGCATTACCGTATGGTCTTCCAGAAAAAGAGATAAAGAGAATAATCGATATTGATTCTAAGTATTTTTGGGATAACTGGAGACATGCGGTCGAAGGTCGGTATCTATTACTTCCTAGAGAACTTTTTACTAATCCGACATTTAAAAAACACAGACAGATCCAATTACCTGACTGTGTGCAGTTTGTGGTAGACTTTAAAGAAGCTAAGGGAGGATCTATTTTTGCAACAATTGATCGTGATTTTGCAGAACAGAAATTCATAGGATCTGAGATATTTTTGACTCCATTTATCGGAGAGAGTATCATGTATAGGACGGTGATGTTTTCCTTTCTAGACCTAACTAAAGCCATGATGCTGGACACGATTGCATACGATTATAATAAGAACAGCAAGCTTCTTGGAGTAATAGGTAGAACGCCTGCTACAAACGGAGTGATTAGAGTGTATAAAAAGCTAGATCAGGATAAGTTATTTGAGGATGAGATGTTTCAAAGATACGTCAGAGCTCATGCCAAAGTAAGACTAGCTCACATGCTTCAGACTTTTAACTATACTCTTCCTGGTGGAGTAACCGTAAATTATCAAAACATCGTTACGACAGCTGAGAAAGAGATGGAGGACGTAAAAACAATGATGAAGGGAGAAAATACACCGGATTGGATGTATTTAACTAGACAGTAAAATTACACATAATTATGGCAATTCTTAGAGACTTTTATACTAGAACAAACGAGGATCCAAAATACTTAGAAGATCGTTTGGAAATTAGTGATGAGATCGAATCAGCGGTTCAACAGGTAAAAATGACTCTTTTTACTAGAAAGGGAGAAGTGTTAGGAGAACCGGATTTTGGAATAGACTTAGACAGCTATCTATTTGAATACTCAATTGATCCAGGTGGATTAAGTAGGGATGCGACTGGTCAGATCAATAAGTATGTC